TCACTTCTTTTCCTTCATCGACGCGATAAGAGCCTCCCCCGCGCCTTTGATTATCGCCGTGATATCCACGCCCGCAGAGTTCAGCACGTTCTTCGCCGCGTCGGACATCTTCTCCATCGAGCCGTCTATCAGCATCTTCCCGAGCTCGGCTATCTCAGCCTTCGTCAGCTTGCCGTCGGCACTCGCAGCCTTCAGCTTGTCAACGGTCGTCTGCTGAAGCTCAAGCACGGTCGTCTGCGCCGCACGTATCGCCTCGTCGGTCGCCGTGCTTATGTTCGACAGCTCCGCGCGCTTTGCGATCTTTGCGGTCAGCCACGCGCCGAGCACGCCTATCAGGGTAACGATGAGAGTCGCCACGATCTGCACAAGGTTTTCAATAATTACGTTCGTCATGATTTTCTCCTTATCTGTCCGTTATGTTTCGATATGCCAAGTCTTCACCTCGGCGTATATCCTGTCAATGAAAGAGTTGCCGCCCAAGGCTTTGTACGCCTTGTATTCATACATGAAATTCTCATACTCATACTGCCGTATCGCCCCCGCGTCGCAGTGGCGGTAATACATCCGCAGCATGTCCGCCCGCAAGAGGCATTTCTGCCCGTTGCGGACTTCGTTCATCCCGCACAGCCACAGGCGCATGGGCTTTATGAGCAGCGCCAGCAGCGCGAATATCGACATGGCATATGAGCATATCTGCGCTATTTTCCCGATCGTCTCCATATCATTCCTCCGGTATCGTCAGCACGTCGCCGGGGTAAATGGCAGGCACCTTCATGCCGTTCGCCTGCATGATAATCGGGAACTTCCACCCTTTGCCGTAAAACTTCTTTGCGATGCCCCACAGACTGTCGCCCTTTACGACGGTGTACTTCACCTCTTCAGGCTCTTCGGGCTCTTCGGGCTCGTCCGGTTCCTCGGGTTCGGGAGCCGCACCGGGTATCTCTATCTTCTGCCCGACGCGTATGAGGTTCGGGTTCTCGATGTTGTTGAGCTTCGCAAGCTCGCGCCAGTCAACGCCATATCTCGCGCCGATGCCCGAAAGTGTGTCGCCCGCCTGAACGGTGTATATCGTGCCGATGGGAGTCGGCTGCGGCTCTTCGGGCTCTTCCGGCTGTTCCGGCTCCGCAACGGTCGCATACTTGTTGTAATACACCCGCCCGAGCTCGGCACGTCTGGCGCAGTTCGCCTCGCTCTGATCCGCGGGACGTTCGAAATTCAGCAGTATCGCATCCGATGCTTCCTTTACCGATCCCGCCTCGGAGAGTATCGCAACATCCTTGCCGAAGTACGCACGCAGTTCCTTCATGAGATAGCCGAGCTGCATCTCACAGTCGCCTATAGACTTGCCGCACTTCTTCGCATGGATCAGCAGATCGCGCTTGCGGGACCAATACGTCCATTGCGCCAGACCGTACCCCGCGTGGTCGTTTATGAAGTTGTCATACGTCTCCGCATCGACCGCCTCGGTGTAGGACGCATCATTGTAGCCGAGCCTCCGCTCCGCCGAGTTCTCAAGGTTGTCCGAACGCAGCCCCGATTCGGCATACAGGTTGCCCATCAGACCCGCAACACCGTATGCGTTGCCGAGCTCCCTCATGAGGTAGTTCCATATCGCCTTTTCGTCAGCCGCGCTGCCGGTGCTTATAACACCGTCGATCTTTTCAAGTGTTTTCATTTTTCTGTTCCTCCGTTGTGATTTTTTCGATTAGCTCCCGCACCCATGCGGGCAGGAGCTTATAGAGTTTATTGCCTTTGATCTCATCGAGCCGGGATATAATACCGTCAAGCTGTGTTCGCAGCCTGTCCCGCTCGGTTTCGATCTCCTTGCGCTTTTTGTTGTAGGCAAGGATCCTCTCGCGCAGTTCGTTCGTCATGACTTTGCCTCCGTCTCTCCGCTGAGCAGGAGGTCGAGAGCTTCACGCAGTTCTTTCACCTGATCCTCAAGCGACGGTTCCGGCGCGGGTATTTCCGCCGCCATTTTCTCATACTCCGCGATCTCTTCGGCGGTCATTTCGCGGACTATGCCATTTTCGCAAATCTTCATTTATTTTCCCCTTCCAAACAAACTGACTTTTGTGCCTTCCGGCAAATATAAGCTGGCGCTCGACGCATACATTTGGTACATTGTTAATTTGGATATACTTACGGTGTCTGCGAATCCATACGAAAAAACATCAGGCTGAATTGTAAGAGAATTTCCACCACCCGCAAAACCGCCAAGCGAACTGGCATAGCCTACTATCACTTGATTTGTGGTCGCGCCGTTTATTTTAACCGACGCATTTTTCGCCGTTTTGGGCTGGCATGAAAACCATATAGTGGCGTCTTGCTTGTCTGACGGCACAGCGACCTGAATTACATATTTTAGTTCGTAGTATGCGAACGGTTTCCCCGCCAAGTCTTGCGTAATAGTAAGTTTTGTCGTTTCTGCGGGCACAACCGATGTATTTATCAGCTCCCACGTCTCTCCGCTTCCCCCACTCGCCATATCCACCGCTTCCCACGCAGTAGGCTTGCCGTCCGCGTCCACGGTCTTGACCTTGATGGTCTGACCGACTGCGGCAGAGGTAAGACCGAGGGACGTATCGGAGGCGGGCATTATATGCTCTGTTGTCGCAATTGTTGAGGGCGAGATATCGACCTCATAGCTTTTGCGCACAATGCCGCCGCCGGATGATATGACGGTTGTCTCGAAAAACAATGCGTATGAGTTCGCGCCTGTCATCTCCCAGTATTGCATCTGTATAACATCGCGGTTGTGCGCGAGCGAGATGTTCTGCGCTCCCTCAAGCTCGGATTTGATTGCGTTGTAATCCGCCTCGGACATTGCACCGTTTGCGCCTGTGATTGTTATACCGTTAGCGCCGATATTTACACGGGCTTGCTTCTTTTGCGCGTCCGTAAAGCTCTGTTCCGCTGTCCGGACGGCGGTGTCAAACCGCTCCATGAGCTGATTATACACATCCGGCGCGGGGTCTGCGGGCGTGCCGTCGGGATCGGTGCAGCACGGGACGGCTTGTATCAGCGCCGCCGTGGTCGTGTGTATGTCGCCCGCATAGCATCCGACCGATACCGTGCGCGTGTCGCGCAGTACAGGCACGCCGACCTCATCGCCCGTAAATTGCACGTCGGTGTATTTGCCGCCGTCGTAGACGAACCGCGCGGTCTTTGCGTCATATGCCGCCCATTCGTCGTCAAAGTCGAATTTGATAACATAGTCACTGTTGCCGCAGACTATGCGCTCGCGCCCGCTGCATTTCGTCCGCTTCTCGCGGACGGTTATTTTTATGTAGTTCATGCGTTGTCCTTTCTCCCTCCGTTAGTCTATTTCTTCGTTGACGGTCAGGATCGCTGCTTCGGCATTCCCGCCGAGCGTCAGCTGTATATATGCCATATGGCTCGGTGCGGCGTCTGAGATCGTAAATTGCACGGCATTGCCGCTGTCGTCATATTGTATGGCGGTGTAATTTTCATGCCCGCTTGATGTGCCGTCAAGCGCAAGCCACGAGCCGATACTGTCATGATACGATTTGTCCGCGGGGTAATACAGGATGTTGCACCCGCCGGGCGATTGCCCGTATACCGCCTCCGTGCCGTCCGGGTCTATCCAACAGTTTTTCAGCCGGATGGTGTCGCCTCGCTTGCAGGCTATAAGCCCCGTCGTAAACACAGGACTTGTGCCGCCCGTTACAGCTACTGCCTTAAGAGCCGATCCGGAGATCCTGCTCGATGCCCAATAGCCAACGGAGTGATATATGCTATCGCTCGTCGGCTCCACCGACGTCGGTATCCTGTTGGTGTACGCCGCGCCGGGAGTGTAGACCGTATACGTCGTTTCGCGGTCTGCACCGATGCTGCCGATTCGTGTCATGTAGATATTGTGGTTTTCGGTGTCTATCGTCACGATGTCAAGCGCAGTCTCGGATGCCGTGCCGACCGTGCGCGTAGGCGGATTTGTGCCGTATGGGCTGTTCGCCGCGCAAGTGACCGTAATGACCGGGACGTTTACGCCCGTGGCGGTGCTGCCCTCGGCGTATATCTCGTCCTGATGGCGGTGTCCGCAAAATATCGCTATAAGGTCGCCCTTCGCAGCGGTAAAATCGCAAGTCACCGACACGTCCATCCAGTCGCTTGTGCCCGTGTAGCTGCCCGTGTATGTCTTCCGCGCCTTGTATGCGTTGATTATGCCCCGAAAAACAGCCACGTCGCGCCAGTTGTACACACCGCTCGAAAATACGCACGGCGGCGTGTGCTGTAAAATGACGATATTCCAACCTTCACCGACATCCGAAAGCGCACTGATAAGAAAATCAAGCTGCGCCTGACCGTAGCCGAAGCTGTCCTGATACCGCAGCGACACCGTGTTGCCACTGAGAATGCTTGCGTCCCACCAGTTGGTATACAGGCAAATAAACCGCGTTTTCTGCGGGTTGTTGTCGATGTAAAAATACCGACCATCGCTGTCGTATACCCGGCGCAGATCCTGCGCGCCCTTCCGCAGCAGGATGTTGTATATCTGCTGCTGGGTGAGCGATGTAAGATAACCCGTGCCGCCGTTGATATCATGATTTCCGAGGACGTTGGCAAGCCTCTGCACAGGTATGTTTGACAAAATGTCCATGCACGCCACGCCGTTGGCAGCCATGTCCGAGACGCTCTCGCCGATAGATGCGGTCACATGGTCTCCGAGAATCGCAACTATCGGGACATTGAGCTTTTCGCACGCGCTTTGAGCTATGTCACCGATGTACTTTACGTAATCGACCGTGCCGACGTCAACGTGCATGTCCGACAGCATGACAAAATTCACGCATTTGTTTCCCGCCAAGTTTTGTTTCGCCTGCGCCGTTGTCACTGCTGTATCAAGCGCCGTCTCCCAATAAGACGGCAGCGAAATATTCGCCGATCCCGCAATTGCCTCTATCGCCGCGGGCATTTCGGCGGGCTTGTACATCGCAGTGCTGCCGTTTTTGGCGCGTATCGCGTCGGCTATCGCCTGTATCGTCGATTCTTCGTACAGCTTTTTCGCCATCAGTAGCTCACCTCCGTGCCGTCCGTGAGCGACAATTGCGCATCGTTCGTCAGCTTGCCCATAACGTATACATCGACGTTGACATTGACCTCGCTCGTCATCTCGGCAGGGCGCCAAAAATACCATTTGCCCGTGTTGGATTTTGTGTGCCGTTGCGCGTTGAGCTGCGTCTCAACGAAAAACGCCGCGCCCGAATCGCCTACGTGAAGCTGCTGCACGGGAAGCTCCGCGAACGTGAAGGGATAATCCACATTGCCGTATTCCGTCGTGCTTTCATACGCGTTGCCCCACGTGCTTGTCGCCGTCACACCGGTACACTCGATCGTGCCCCAGCACTCCGCGCGACCGGATGCCCATTTGCGGTAGTACCATATGCCCGAAGTGCCCTGCTCAAGCACATAATCGTCGCCGTAAGGGTCGCCTTTGGGACCCTGCACGCCCCGCGAGGGCTTGCCGCTGTCGGTGCCTCCCGTGTACCAGTTGCCGTTGTCGCCTATGTAGGGCGCATCGACAAGCGCCGCATTGCATTTGTTTATAAGCCCGACGAGCACATCGTAATTTTCGTCGGCGCTTATCTCGTCGTTGCCGTTCGCCGCACGCTGCGCGCGCACCCAAAACGCAAGCGACGTCAACTTTTCGTCGCCTACAACGACCGATACGTCGCAGCGCACCATGCCGTCAAGCTCAAGCATCCACGACGTAAGCGGTACCGTTATCTTGCCGCCGGTGCCCACCGTGCCCGCAAAGGATCTCGCCGCACCGTCGTCGCGCCGTGCATTGACAAGCACCGTCGCGCCCGACGGCACCGTCAGCGCCTCGCCGTCGCTTTGCAGCTCGATCTCAAGGTACCGCGACCCGTTGTCGAGCTGCTTCGCGGGAATCGGCTCGAACCGATTCTCCCGCGATACGTCAACTGTGATCTTCTTTGTTATCTTCATCCTTTGAAATTCTCCTCCAGATTTGCGATGCGTTCCTCAAGCGACGTGATGCGTGCTTCATGCGACTCCTCGCCCGGACCGAGACCGGAATTGTTGCCGACCACTTCCTGCAAATGCGTAATGTCCGATGTCGTGGTGCTTTTCCAATCGACCATCAGACCGACGTGCTCGTTGAATGCGTGGCACAGCTTGGGAATGGTGTACATCGCGCCCTCGACATTCAGTTCGCCCGTCACATTTGCGATATCCACGGTCAGATCATCGACGGATATCTGATTCGCCGTCAGCTTACCCGTCACATTCGCCGCTTTGACCTTAAGCTCCGCTGCGTCTATCTGATCGGCGGTGATCTTTATCACCGTCAGCATCTTTATAAGCAGATTCCCGTCGCGCGTCAGACCGTATTGCCAGTCGGTATCATCTCCCTGATAATCGTCCGTCCACGCGAATCCGTTCGCGCGGAATGTGTATACGATGCTGCTCTCCTCGGGCGTCGCCGCGTCGTGAAAATAATATATCACCGCACCGTCCGCACCCGTCACCTTCGTCATGTAGACACCCAGACTGTTCGCTATCATCGTGCTCAGATCCTCCTGCGTTTTGGCGCTTTCGCCTATCTTGCCCTCGAGACGGTCCGACGCCTTTCCTATATCGCGGCGCACCTGCTTTGTCTGCGAATCCGTCATGCCGCCCAGTGACTGATACGTGCTTTTCTGCTCGGTCTCACCCTTGCCGTCAAGCGACGTGCTGCCGTTGAGCCTGTATTTCCAATTCGTTATTATGCTGTAATGCTCCGCGCCGTTTCCATCAATATATATAATGCCGTCAAGCGGATCGAGCCACGGCATGGCGGGCGTTTTTGCCGAAAACGGACGGTAAGAAAAGCCCTCAAGCCGTCCGGCAAGAGCCTCCGCAACACTGTCCGCATCATGTGTCAGCAGACCGTTTCCGGATACCGTCATACGGCTGCCGCTGCCCTCTCCGTGCGACACCGTGCCGTCGTCCGTCTCAACATCGACACCGGATATCACAACATCCTTTTCCCACAAGTCGGCGCCCTGATACCGCACAGAACCGTCAAGGACCGTCTCTGCGGTGCGATACCATCCGAACGCAAGTTTACCATCGCGGTCTATGAACGCACAGCAGCCGCCGAGTTCCGCTATCTGCCGCACGACACGCCTGTATGTCAGCGAGTCGTCATCACCCACGGTGTCTATCTCATAGTCGGAATTCAGAAGCTCCGACATATCACCCGCTGGCACACCGCACTTTTCGCAGCAATAAGCCGCAAGCGCAGCGGGAGTAACGGGAAATGTCAGCCCCGAAGCGTCAAAGGGCACATCGAACTTCACCATACGGTCAAGTGCCGAAAGCGATATGCTGCGCTGCTTGCGCGGAGGCTCGTCAACGGTAAAATACCCGATGGGAAGCCAATGCACCACAGCCTTCTCCCATGCGTGCGCATCCCATTTCTTCACACCCACACGGAGGAACAGCTCAACGCCCTCAAAATTCACGCCGTCAAAGCGCCCGTCGCGGTTGTCGAGCGTCAGGTCGAGCTGTGCCGCCGCAACGGAACCGATATCTATGCGCGAGCCGTTCGAGGTGTATCTGTCTACCGTCAGACCGCCCTCCCGCACGTCCGTTTCGGTGAGCTTTATCTGTCCGTCCGCGCTCGTCAGCTCGCACACCTGTCTGTAATCCTTCAAAAACAGCCGCTTTACATCGTCACCGACGTTATACATCAGTCAAAATCTCCTTCCCGCGCCTCAGCCGTGCGCTCGATTATGTCGAAAGAAAGACCGCTCCACACACCGAGCTTTGCATTGTAGAGCGGCGCGCTCCTGTCCCCCACGTAGAATTCCTTTGTGCGGTAGCCTCCCGCGTGCGGATCAAGATAGCACACCGATATGTACTGCGGCGCGAATGCCGTCAGTATGCGCGACGCCTTCTCGGTGGTTATGTTCTGCCACGAGAGCTGAAGCTTCACGCAGGAGCCGAGGCGCATCTTGTGCATCTTCGTGTCCTCGGTGCGTCCGGCATCGGAGGCGGAAACATCGTTCTCGCTCCACTGATAGCCGGACGGACAGGGAACGGACACGTCATCCACCGAGCGTATCGGATTGTTTTCGTCTTCGTAAAAATCCATATACGTCCTCCTTATTAAGTGCCGAGCGGGATCACCACACGACCGTCACGGCGGTTGCGTCTCTCGCCGGCGCTTATGTGCCGTTCGGAGCGCACCGTGCCGTCGGCATCGACTATCTGTATCACGACGTCACCCTCTCCGCGACCGCTCGCAAGCATAGCCTCATATACGCCCTGCCGTATGCCCTCAACGATCTGTGCGTTGTTTGCCACCGCAGTGCGTGAGCCCATCGTCCCGACCATTTCGGGACCCGCCTCGCGCGCGATGAACAACTGCCCCTCGTCCGGAAATCCGCCGGAGGCGTATTTGCCGCCTCTGAATGCCATGGATATACCCATAGCGCTTGCAGATGTTCCCGCTTTTACTTTCGGTGTGTCGATTTCGGGCAAAGAGCGTTTTGACCACCATGATTTAATGGTTTCCCATCCCGACTTAACTTTTTTGCTTATCGGATCGATCATGTTGTCAGTGACCCAACTCCCAATATTTGCCGCACCCGCGGACAGCCCGTTAAGAATACCATCCCACAGATAACCGCCGATCTCCTCAAAAACGGTGGAAGGCGAATGGATCCCGAGAGCATTCTTAAAGCCCTGTACAAAGCCGCTTACGAAGTCGGTGATCGCGTCCCACGCGGTATTCAAGCCTTCAAAAATACCGTCGATTATTGCTGTACCGATGTCCTTGAACCACTGCTTGGCTGAATCGAATGTTTCTTTTATTTTCTGAGGCAATTCGGAGAACCATTCCTTAAGGACCTCCCATACTGAAGGCAGCCACTCGGTAAAGACGCTTTTGACGGACTTCAGCAGTTCACCGCATTTCTCACCCATGCGCTCGCCGAGACCGTACCAATCATAATCACGGATCGGCTGCCACAGATTCGAAAAAAACTCGAGGACCTTCTCCGGCAGCGACGCCATCCATTCGGTAAAGTCATCCCATATATCGCCAACATTCTGAAACAAATAAATCGTTTGGTCGATAATGAGACCAGCGGCAAGCCCTATCAGGGCGCCGAGACCGGCAGTCAGCGGTCCGCCGCAGGCGCCGATTATGGCGCCAATGCCGGCACCGACAAGTGACGACCCCAAAGCCGTGAGCGACGCCGAGATCCATGTGATGCCCTGCTTGAGTGAACTGTAAATGCCGGTGACGAGCACAGGGGCACCACCGACGATCGCTCCGATGCCGCCGCCGATAAAGCTTGAACCGAACACCTTGCCTATCTGTATACCGCCGGCTGTTACTCCGAGCGCACCTGTCAGCATTTCAACCAGATTTATGCCGCTTACGCCGTTCTTTATCGCATCCGCCATCCCGGTGAATTCGATAACAAGTCCCGCAACGGTCAAAGTCAGCCCACTCACAAACATCGATGCTTTGTCAAGCTTCAGCCCAGACAGCATCTTTGCAAAATCAATCCCTTTGACAGCAGCGCTTATGGCAAGCACCACAGTTAACACATCTTTGAGTTTTTCGATCACATCGTCCACATAGTCGGTATCTATCGGCACCTCTTCGAACCTGTACGACGCACCGGAAGTGCCGTTTCCGGTACCCGACGCATTCGCACCGTTCAGAGCATTGATCTCGTCAAAGCCGAGGATGGAATTTTTCAGTTTCTTGTTCGCCCTCGCCGCGTCGTCGGTCGCCTCCGCGTATTCCTGCGACGTTTTGATGGCGCGCGTCCATGTGTCGGCTCCCGAGAGACGTGCCAGTACCTGATTGACTATGTTCAGCACGTTCACAAAGCCGTCGGTCAGCTTGTCCACAGCAGGCGCGAGCATGTTTATGATCGGTGCCGCAGCCGCCCCGAGCGAGGCGTGCAAATACCCCATAGCCGTCGCAATGGTGTCGAGCGACTTTGCGAGCCTGCCGTCTATCGCTTTGCTGTATTGATACACCTCGGCTATGCCCGTCCGGAAACCGTTCACGATGAGCGAGATCAGCGCATTCATGGCACGGTATACCACACGGCGCGTAAACATGGTCACTATCCCGCTCAGCTTCTTTTTTATGCCGCTGCCGATCTTATCGGATATCTGCTTCACGACACCGAGCGTCCCCGCCGCGCCCTGCTTTATTTTCTGCACGAGCGTGAGAGTCGTCGTAAGCTCGGAGTTCGTTGCCTCGGTCTGCTCAGACGCCGCCACTCCGTTGCCCGAAAAACCCGACGGGGCAGACGGAGCACCGCCGCCCGCCGCACGGTTTGCCGCCGCGCTTATGTTCGGCATGCGTATATCCCCGACGTTTCCGAGAGCCGCAAGACCGCTCGCCATGTCGGAAAGCTTCGTCATATCGACGTCCTTGAGGCAATCGACCGCCGTGCCGATATCCCTTATGCGGTCGGCAACGGTCTTCGAAATACTTATCTTCCCCACGCTTCCGAGAGCCGACAGACCGTCCGCAAGGTCGCGCAGCTTTGACATATTCTCCGAACCGGAAAATATACCGTCGAGCTTCTTCATCACGCGTCCGAGCGCACCGAGCGGTTTGTTCGCGCCCGTAGCCGCGTTCTGTATCTTATCGAGCCGTTCTATAAGCCTGTCAATGGCGCCGAGAGCCTTTTCCGAATCGCCGTCAATTTCTATTTTTATTGTATCTATTACTTCATCCATTACCCGCGCTCTCCTTTCTCGCCTTGCGGCGTGAATTCACTCCCGCAGCCCACGCGGTCACATGCGCCGCCGCGCGTTCCATAGCGCCCCTCTCCTTCTTCTGCTCCGTCCGGCGCGCGTCGTCACGCGTGAGCGGATACGGCTCCGCGAGATACGGGTGAGCCTTTGCGGGAGAAAACGACAGCCGAAGTATCGGCGCCGCGTCGCACAGAGCCTCATAGAAATATGAGCCCGCGAGCCACGCATCGGTGTTGCGCCGCTTCTCGCGCAGCTCCTCGGCGCGTCTGTATGCACGCGCAAGCTCCGGTGCGCCGTCGAAATACTCTGCGGCGCTCATGCCTATCGAGAGATAAAACGGTAAGTGTTTATAAAATTCCTTTGTAAAGGATACGGGGACGGGCTTTACAGCCGCGCCCCCGTCAGGGGACGGCGAGCCACTTACCAGCTCGCGCCCCACTTCACGTTTCCCTCGGATTCCTCAGGCTCGTCCATGAGAGATTCAAGGGTATCCGCGTACATTTCGCCGAGCTTTGCAAAAAGCTCGTTCTTGCCCGTGAGCTTTTCGAAAATGGCGTTGACTTTTTCCTGTTTGACAAAAGGATGATGCGCAATAAACGCACCCGAGAACAGCGCCGGCAGAGTCGATACCGGCTTGGTCCTGATATCGTCGGGGTTGAACCCCCTTTCCTCCATGCGCTCTACCGTGCGGCGGGTGAACTCAAGCGTGTACTCCGCGCCGTCGTATGTAAAGGTTATCGTCTTTGCCATGCCGCGCCTCCTTATGCGGTCGCCACGGCTATGGCGGTGGAGGGAGTCACGACCACGCTCATCTCAACGGCGCTGTTGACGTCGCCGCCCTTGACGTAGCAATCGACATAGCCCTTGAATTCGAACTTGCCGTCACTGCCGGTGGGAGTGACCGTGCCTTCCGACTCGGTGCCGCCGAACCAGATAGCGAGATCCTGCTCGGTGCCCTTCAGCGCTTTGAGAGTCGTGAAGTCGGTCTTTGTGTAGTTGGCATCAAACGAAAGGTTGTCGGTGTCCTCGATGCCGGGAATATATGTGCGTGCGCCGTCGGAAAGAGTCGTAGTCTCTATCTTGTCGGGCTCGCCGCCGAGATCGGGAAAGTTTTTGATATCCACGAGCTTTTCGTAGGTGCTCCCAGAGCCTTTCTTCATGAGAAAAGTCTTATATGTGCTTATAGCCATTGTTATTTACCTCCTGAAAACTGTTTTGTTCTCCGAAATGAGTGCCGTAAATCTGCCGCATATGCGGTATTTCGTCGCGTCGTCAAGCGCTACCGGCGTACACGTGAGACGCGTAAAGCCGAGAGATTCGAGTATATCGTTCACCGCCGCAAATATCGTGCGGCACTCGGCTTTCGGTCCGCCCGACCTGTTCGAGTAAACGTTCACCTCATACATCACCTCGGCATAGCGGCAGTTCGAGCCGCTGTCGCGTGTGCGCAAATGTGAAAAGTTGTCCGCCTCTTCTATGCACACGCAGGGGAATTTCGACGGCGTCAGCTCCGTCCTGCCGTAAACGGTGATACCCGTAAACTGCCGACGCAGCTTTGTTGCCACCGCCGTAAATATTTCGTTTTCGCAGTCTATCATCCGAATACCTCCGCAGCTATCTCGGATATCCTTGCGCGCATATCGCGCCCCGCTTCGTACATGGCACGTGCGGGCGGGTTGCCGTGCGTCAGCACGACCTGACCGCGCTCAGTTGTGCGTATCACTTTGCCGTTCGTTCCCGGTTCTCCGTAATAGCCCCACAGATCGCGCGAGCCTTTGCCCTGCCCGTATGTGCCGCGCACGAGCCCCAGCTCCGCAGCCTTCGGGTGCTCTTCGACGTAATGCACGCCTGTGCCGAATTCAATAAAGGCAACAGCCTGTCCGCGGGCGGTTATGGCAAGCCGCGTGTCGCTCAGCCACTCCGGTGCACCGTCAACCGTGACATCGTTCACGCCGTCATACTGTGCGTGCTCAAATCTCACACCGGCAGTGCTGATACCGACAGCCGCAAGCCGCTCAAGGAAAATGTGCATCTTGCCCGCAAACCCGTTGCGGTATTTCTTCAGCCGCCCCGCCGCAGATGCAAGCCCCGATACCTTTATCTTCATTACGATACCTTCACCTTGCTGACCGCTACCGAAACGCTCCCGCCCGAGGGCGACGGCGCTATCTTCTTGACGATGTAGTCGTAAAGCCACTCTCCGCTGTCGTTCTTCTTCGGCGGCGAATCAATGAACAGCACCGCATCCTCATCGAACGGGCACCGCTCCATGACTATCACGCGGTCGTATTGGAGCGACGTTCCGAACTGCTCCGTCTGCGCATATCCGGTAGATGGGGATATGTTCGCCCAAAGCGGGACGGGGTCCGCATACACCGCGCGCCCCTCGCCCGTTTCGTTGCCGTACTCATCCTTTATCGGCTCGCGCCTGAGAAAAGCGGAATAAAAGAATTTCGATTGGTTTATCGTCATGCAGCGCATCGTCATCTCACCCCGAATACCGTCACCGTCGGCAGCACGCGGCGAAGCATGGAATCGGGTATCCACCCGTCCTCATACTGCCGCGATATGCCGTTTTCCGAATGCGCCGTCTCTCCTTCCGCTCCGCGGCGGTTAAGAAGATACACGGCGATCTCGCATTGCAGCGATTCGTACTTCGCGGGCACCTCGTCGGTGTCTGCCGAGCGGTAGGGAAAGGCGCGGTCGATTATTGCGCGCCCCGCGACCGAGAGATAGTCGAGAAGGACCGAGTCCTCCCAGCCGGGCTGATCCTCCGGCTTGCCCGTCATCGACCGCACGAGCGCCAGCTTCTCCCGGTCTTCCATTATGCGATCTCGAACCAGCCCTTGGTCTTGGGGTTGTCACCCTCTCCGGGAGTCACAGCCACGTAGCCCGCACCGTCGGCGGCATAGTAGGTCTTGCTCGCAGAAACGGACGTGTCGGTCGAAGCGGACGCAGTGCCCGCCGTGATCTTTACATCATAGCGCTCGTCGGTGAGAGCCACAAGGTAATACTTGCGGGTGTATATGTAGTTCTCACGGGTGTTCGCGGCGTCCTCGCTGCGGTTGTTTTTGGCTATCTGCTCGACTTCGGTGCCCTTCTTGATAAGGGCGGTCAGAGCATCGCGCTTTGCGATGTATATCGCGCCGGGAGTCGCGTCCTTCTTGGAATAGACGTTCACGCCAGCAACGGTACCCACGTAGCCGTTCTTTGCGAAAGCCTCAACATACTTGAGGTCCTCGCCCAGAGCCTTGCGTATCGCAGCCATGTCCTTGGGATGAACGAGCGCATATATGCTCGCGCCCTCAAGGTTCTCGAGGTTGAACATCGACACGGCATCCGTAAAAGCGGCAAAGTCGAATTTCGAAGCAAGAAGCACGCGCTTCGCCTTCTTGATCTCGCCGTAAACGTCGCCGTTCACGGTGTTGAACATATCGGTCGCACCGTGACGCACACCGACGGGAACGATCATGGGGTCCTCCATCGCGTCCTCATCGTAGTACTTGAAGCGGTTCTGAGCGAGCTGTATCTTGTACTCGCGCTGAGTGTAAGATACCTCTATGCTCTTGGTGTTGCCCACACCCTTGGCAAGTTTCTCGGTGCCGTCGGTAGCCTTGTATATGTTGATCTTGCGGGTCATGCCGGCAGTGCCGGTGAGCGTTCTGTCGGGTTTGCAGAACTGCATAAGGTCGAGGTGTGAATTGAACTGATCTTCGACCTCGTTAGAAAGATAAAAATTGCTGTAAGGGGTGTTTGCCATCTCTTATTTTCCTCCGTCATAAATTTTTGCGTATTCTTCCGGATGCTCGTTTGAGAATTTCCACCTCTCGTCCTGCGGCATCCTTCGCAGGTCCTCAAGGGTCACGGTGCGTTCACCGGTACCTGTTCCGACGGGCGGACGTTCCTGCCCGCGCAGCATTTCCGCGCGCACGGCGCTCTCCCTGCCGGAGCTCCACGCCGCCTGATTCGCAAAGACTTTTGCTATGTTGCCGTCCGCAAGCGCCGCAGCGGTATCAGAGGCGAGCGCATCGTCGTATCCGAGAGACAGAAACTGCGCGCGATAGTCCGATACGAGCTTTTCGCGCTTCATGTCCGCAACGGCGGAACGGAGCGACTCAAGCTCCTCGTCACGCTCCTGCTTTCTGCGTTCGTCCTCCGAAAGGAGCGCATTGTGCTTGCGCTTCCAGTCTGCGGCGTCCGAGTTCGATTTCGTCAGAGCCGTCTTGAGGCGCTGCACCTCTCCCTCACGGTCGTCATACTGGAATGCCTCAAGCGCCGCGATCTTCTCCTCGGGCGTCATGGTGTCGTAGCCTTCGATCTTTGTCGTGTCGATCTTCATCATTTTGTTTTCCTCCGCGTTTTTTAGGCTGTTCACTCAGCACTGTTTTTCTGTTTTATGGACTTTTCTGTCCGTGCGTTTTAAGGTGTTCACTCACCGAAAAAGAAAAACGGAGCCGACAGACAAATGTCCGTCAGCCCCGTTTGGCTTCTCACCTCTACCCGTTTATAGAGGTCTTCGTTTTCACTTTTCTTGTGATCTCCACAATAACGAGCCGCCCGTTTTCGCGCTTCAGCTCAACGGTGTCGCCGCGTCGGAGTATCTTTTCTATCGTCTCCCATACCTCGGGAGTTATCGGAACGCTCATTTTCTCACCGCCTCCGGATAACATCGGCAGCCGATGTGCGGCGGGTCGGGATAATCCGAAACGCGGTATATCCTCCCGTTTCTCTCGCGGCAGGTGCGGCACGCCCTGTCATCGAGCGTGTGCCACCGCCAGTATTCGATCCCGCAGTCGCACAGCGACTTTTTCGCCGCTTCGCGCGTCACCCGCACGGCATATTCGTGTACCATGCGCGACCAGAGCCGCAGCGCGGTCTTTACCTCGGTCGGCGCATGATGCGAGGCTACGAGAGCCTCCGCAAAGCGCGCAGCCTTGCGTTCGACCTCGTGCGAAAAGACATATTTCGTCACCGGGTCGTATCCCTCAAGAAGCTCGTCTACCCACTCCGCATCAATGCTTCCCGGACCGTCCGTGAGGTCGTAAGCCCGACGCGCAATGCGCAAAAATATCTCCCGCGTCAGGCGCTCGAGCTCACCGTAAAGCGACTTCACCGAGCTCATCACGTGCACCTCGTCAAAGGATGCGAGCGCCCGCACCTTCCCAAACATACGGATGTACCGCCGGTCAAGGTACTTTATCGCCTTGTCGGTGTAGTCATACATCGCCCGTTTCCTCCGGCTGTCCGTTCGCGGTCTTTGCCGCACCGACAGCCGCAGCGTCCAGCTTCCGCAGCTCCTCCGCCTCTTTTTCCGCCTGCTCCTCGGCATATTGACGGCTCAGCGTATAGGCAAGCTCCGGATCTACAAAAAGACCGCTGTGCTCGAATGCAAGCTTGGGATGTATCATGTCGCTCGCAAGCATCGTGGTGAGCACCTGCGCCTTCTCCTGCACATTTTCGTAATTGCGTCTCGGGCAGCGGATATCCACGTCGGAAAGCTCGAGCTTGCTGACCTTGAGATCTCTCAGAAGCCTCAGCGCAATGCGCAGAAAACGCTTCTCGGAGCGGCGGAACATCTTCTCCACACGCTTCGCACGGCTCTCGGCTTCCGACCATCCGTCACGCATCGTCACCGCAGCGCCCGTGTCGGAGGTGGATGAACCGCCGTTGCGGTTCGGCATCCCGCATATCGTCAGCACCGCCTGATACATATCGTCCTTGAGCGTCTGCGTCTGCGCCTGATCGAGCGCCTGCGTCAGATAAAACGCGTCCCCTTCGGACGGCAGCCCGAGACCGCCGAGCTCCTTGACCTTCTTTATGGAGTCTTCCTCGACATCGACGCCCTTCAGCACGAGCAGAGCCTGAATGAACTGCTCCACACCGTCAAGGCGGTTCGACTCAACGTTGTTTATCGCATCGAGAAGCGGAAGCACGATCTCGAACGCACCTATGCGGCAGGTGTTCGCGGGGTATTCGATTATCGGCACCGTACCGACCAGATTCACCCCTCGGTGGGTTATCACACCGTCTGTTATCTCGTAATATTTGCTGTCGGTGTAAACACAGGCGAGCTGCCGCCCGTCCGTAAGCTCCGCAACGGTCACGCCCATCATCGGACGGTGCCCAAGCTCGCGCGAGTATACGACGAACGCATCGCGCGGGTCGAGAGTGTACACCGCGAGCGGATCCTCGTCACCGCCGCCCGCGCGCGGCAGTATCATGCGGTACGCCGTGCCGCAGGTAAAGAACCAATCAACGAGCACGTCGTCGCTGTATTCCTTGTCACAGACGTACATAACGTCGTTGAGATAGTTTATCGCGTCCGAAATGTCCTTGTCCGCGCGCGCCACATACTGACACGGCTCCGCGGTCTGATACCCCGCCTTGAACGTCACTATCTCATCCGCGCGGTTCTCCACGACGCGGTTGCATATCTCCGGGCGTATTTCCTTCGTGCGCCCGAGTATCGGCTGCTTGCCGCGCCGGTAGTCGTAAAGATACTGTATCTCATTGCGGTTCACCGCGTGCACCGACAGCGCCGCAGCAAGCTCATCGCATATATTCCCGTCGTCTATCGTCTTGGCTCCGGTGTATATCACCGTGCGACCGAACGAAACATTTCCTCTGCCGTAAGCCATGCGGCACCTCCCACGGTATGTTCTGCGTTCATGTTACCATGAACGGGACCAACTGTCAATATGACCTCACAATATTCGGTGAGTATCGACCATTATACGGTGCGGCGGAAAACGTTCATCTTCTTCGACCTCCCGAGAGCCATGTCTATTGCCATCGCAAGGCTGTCGGGCGCATCGTCGTGCTTGTTCTTCCCGAGCAGCTTGTAGGAGAACACGTTCTGCATGAAAAGCTCATAAGCCCTCGACCGCGTGCCCGACTCACGGAATATCATGTGTTCGCGCATGTCAGACGCCTTGTCCAGTATGCGGTCCGCCTTCGCCGTGTTGGGCGGCGCCGGTTTCGTCGTCAGATTTATGTGCAGACCTTTCTTTGCAAGCGCCGCAGCTACCCCGTCGCGGAACGCCGCAGTCGATCTGTTCGCCTCTATCTGCATCGCAGCCACCGAGTATTTCTCGACAGCTCCCGCAAGCAGCGGCTGAGTCACGTTCTTCTCTCCGCTGTCGTACACGACATCATGCACATAAATGTCGTCCCCGTAGCGAAAGCACACCGGAGCCGCCGTAAAGTCGCCCGCACCGAAAGCAGGGTCTACCGCCATAAACACACGGTCTGGCTCTCCCTCGGGCAGCACACCGTTGTAATACCGGAAGTCGTCCGGCGTAAACAACGCGCCCTCCCTCTCTATCGGTTCTCCCATGTATTGCGCATTCCATGACGCCATGTCGTTGTTCCTCTCAAACGACGCGCGCCTCTGCCGGTAGTAGTCGGACGAAAAGCCCACGCCGTAATCGTAGTCGAACCGGCTCTCATCCCTCTCATCCAGCGCAGACAGGTTTATCACACGCCACCTGCGCCGGCGGAACCTCTCATCGTTCGAAAGCAGGTCGATGCGCAGCCCCGCCGGGTCTACGACAGACCACCGTGTGCCGCACCACAGTATCTTTGCCTTCTCCTTGGCACGCGGCAGAAGGTTGTTGTCTACCTTCGACCATGCGGACATCATCCTGTCCTTATTGAGCGCTTCCTCTATGCCGCCTATAAGGTCGTCCGAGATGAGGAATCCCGCACAGTCGCATGCGCCGTTCAGCGTGCCGTAAAGGGAGCGGCAAGTCAGCGACGGATACCTCTTGCGCCGCCCCATATCTATGGTCTCGTCCTTCGCATCCGTCCGCGCCACCGTCGCCGTCGGAAACACGTCCCCGTATCTGTATGTCACAGGGTCCGTTATCACCTCGAGCACGCCCGAATACATCGCCCCAGTTATCGTGTCCGAAAACGCCGAGTAAAGATTCGATACCTCCCCGTTCCTCCCGATTATCCATGTGAGCAGGAACATAAGCACCGTCGTCTTCCCGACACGCGGCGGCATGGATATGAACAGCTCATCAAGGCGATCCTCCGCAAGGTCCTGTATCGCATCCGCTACCTGACGCAGCACCCGCCGTCTCGGCTGATAAAACCGCTCCCTCGGCGGTCGGTCTATCTCAAGATACAGCATGAACGGGTCAAAAAAGTGCGGCGCGTCAAACAGCAGCGTCTTCCGGTACAGCTCGTAAAAGGCTCCTATCGAACTGCCGCCCCCGCGTATCATCCGCACAACGTCCCGCCGCAGTTGCAAATTCGTCTCGTGCGCCGCCGCAAAGTCCGTCTCCTCAAGGTTGCGGCAGAGCTCAAACAGATCTCCGTATGCTCCCACGTCTCCCGGTCGCCGCTCTATCGCAGCCCGAACGCGCGGTATAAGTTCTTTTTCGGTCATTTTCCCTCTCCTCCGATTCTTTGAAATGAAATAAAAAACAGGGACCGTGACGCTCTCGCATCACAGCCCCTGTCGGCTTTCTCTCTCCCGCCCCGTCGCGGGAGACTTGATATTCAGTTTTTTATCTGTCGGTGTCCTTGTCAATGTTGTGCTCTTCCGACGGCTTTAGTATCGGCTCGTGTACACCTTTGACCCAGTTCATATCCTTGCCGTACTTATACATTCCCTCGTACAGCGGTCTGTTGCTCACGATGCTGCGAACACTTGTATTCTGAAATTTCGTGCCCTTACGTGTACGGTAACCGAGGTCATTGAGTTCATCCGCTATCGTCAGCATCGGTATGTGCTCGTCGATTCTTTTGAATACATACTCAACAATAGGGCGCTCTGCTTCGTTGATGATCAGTCTGCCGTTTTCGACCTTGTAGCCATACGGACACCTACCGCCCGAGTACCCGCCGCACTGCGCCTTGATACTTCTGCCCTTGCTCGTTCTTATCGCAATATTTTTGCGTTCCTGCTCAGCAACGAACTGAAGGAGCGCGCGGTAAATATTTGCGAATTCGCTTCCCTCGACAAATTCTTCTCTCGTGCTGAGAAGTCGAATGTTTTTCTTTTCGAGCGTGTAAAGGTAGTAAAAGTAAAGTTTTGTATCACGCGCAAGGCGGTCGTTCTTAAAAACAATTACAGCTTCAAACGGCGGATTGGTCACATTGTCGCCGTAGAGAATCTCGTTCAGCGCCGGACGGTCGTCTTTGGCACCGCTTATTTCATCGATCTTCCAGTCGACGATATTGTATCCGTTTGTATTGGCATATAAAAGAATCGCCTGCTTCTGAACGTCAATTCCGTATTTATCATCTTTAGCCTGCTGTTCGGTCGATACTCGAATATACCCTACGGCGTTTTTGAATGTCTGCATATTACGTGCCCCCCCTTGCTTGTTGTATTTATTATAGCACACGTAAATGCAAATGTCAATAGGTTTATGCAAAATAGGTCTTTTTATTTTTGGCGGGTGCAGAAGGGGCTAACCCCGCCCGAGGCTCCCCCGGCATATCCCCCACCGGTACCGCGCGGCGCGGCGGAGCCTGAAGCATGGGCGCGCACGCCGTCCGGACGGCATGAGAACGCCCGCCGCGGCGTGCAACAGGCGGCAAAAAAACCGCGCTTGCAAAAAATCTTGAAAAAGTTTTGCAAAAACACTTGACAAGTAAATACAAGTGTGATATAATAATACCGTAATCAAAAAGCGGTTACAAACCGGCAGGAGGGAGCGAGGAAGCATGAGAATGAAGCGATTGATATCACGGCTCATAGAGTGGTTGAAAGCCCACGGAATGAGCGCCGCGGATATACTCGGGTGCATCGAATACATAACGAAATAAAATAAAAAAAGGCTGTCAGCGTTCGCACCGCATAACAGCCAACCAACACGAAGGAGGGGCGAAGAGCCTGCCTGATTCGCTCCTCCATTATAACACGGCAGGCACGAAAAGTCAATACCTTATGGAGGATTAAAAAAATGAAATCTATCAGCATCGACAACGGACACAGCACCACCACACCCGCAAAGGCTATCAAAGCCGTAGGAATCGAAGTTATCGCCCGGATGATGGACGATGAAACCCGCGAGCACGTCGCCACGCGCTGCAACTGCCGCACGGATGCGGAGTTTGTGCGCGAGTACCTGCGCCGCGCAAGACACGACCTTGTGATAGGTTAAGGAGGGCGCAGCAATGACAAACCGCGAATTATCCGCAGGCATCAAAAACGACCTCAAGACGGCGGGCATCGACCCGCACGCCGTCCGTGTGTCGGTCAGGGACGCGGGGTACAGCACCGCCGCGCATATCCGCATCATGTCGCCCGAGGTGAGCGCCGAAGCCGTGCGCCGCATCCTCGCACCCCGTGAGAGCTACGACCGCGACGAGCGCACGGGCGAGATCCTCGCAGGTGCTAACCTGTATATCTTTGTCGAGTATGCAGACGGCATATTTGACACCGTAGCGCAGGAGTGGGCAGCCACCGCCCGCGGAGCACTCGCAAGCAAGGACGAGACAACACGTATATTTGACGGGCTGTATCTCATCAACTGGGAGCGCTCCGGACGCCTGAGCATCAGGCAACAAAACGCCGCATACTCCGGCAACGTCAATATTAACGGCTTCGCCGACCTTTGCAAGTACATTTACAAGTTCGCACATTTCGGCTCGATCGCCGCATAATTTCACGCCGGGGCTGTTGCCCCGGCGCATTTTGAAGAGGTGAAACGATATGACCCCGCATTACTGGACCACACCCGGCGGCGCCTATCCGCTGCTATGCGCCGACATCCTGCAGCAGCCGCACACGCTGATAGCAGGCACGATCGGCAGCGGCAAAAGCGTACTAATGGCAGACATAATACACACCGCATTGTGTTTCTCAAGCCCCGATCAACGGCAGTTTGTTTTGATCGACACCAAAAAAACAGAGCTCTACCGCTGGCGCGACGTGCCGCACACCGCGAGGTATTGCGATACTCCCGCAGAGGCTGCGAGGCTGTTTGACTGGCTCGCGGTCATCATCGACCAACGCAACGACCGCACACGCCGCGCGGGGCTGACCATGTCCGCCGAGTGTGATATCTATGTCATAATTGACGAGCTCGGCGACCTCGTGACGAGCGAGCCGCGCACGGTCAAACAGCTTGCGCACGTCGCCATGATAGGACGCTCGGCGCGCGTGCACCTGATCGCGGGCACGCAATGCCCCAACCGCAAGACACTATCCGCCGAGTTTGCCGCCAACTGCCCCGCGCGCGTCGGGCTCCGGTGCCGCGACGCGGTCGAGAGCCGCCAGATCATCGGCACGGCTGATTGTGTCGGGCTGCCGCTGTACGGTCAGGCGTACTACCTGACCCCGAAGCATTACGCGCCGGAGCTCGTCGCGGTGCCCTACACCGCGCCCGCGGACATAGCCGCCCGCGTCAAGTGGTGGACAGACCAACGCCCGCGCCGCCACTGGTGGCAGAGATAAGCCGCAAAGATCACCCCCGGATCATCTCCGGGGGCTTTTTTGCGTCCCGCCGTCGCTCTGCCAGCCTCCGAGCGGTCACACCTCACGCGGTGCGCCTTCTCACAAGGCGCGAAAATGCCCGTAGAGGCGCGAAACGCTCCGCATATGTAAGGGAGTACACATCACGCGCAAACGCGCCACACGGAGCGCACGCGCCCGCCACGTGCGCCCAAGAACACCGCCAGCCGGAACGCCCCTCACCGTTCCGCCGCACGCAGCAGTCCGAAAAGCAGACCGGAAGCCCCTGAAGCCTCTGCCGAGCCCCTTTGTGTGCCCTTTGTGCCTTTGTGCCTTATTTCTCTTCTCCGCCCGTCACGCTCTCGATGTACTGCGCCTCGAGCGCCTTTGTGTCCCTCGCGTCCCCGAGCGGATTGTTCGGAGTGAGCACAACTTCGCTTTTGTCCTGATACCCGAATTGATTCTTTCCCATAAATATCCCTGTAACGGGGTTGATTTTGCCGTTATTCATGTAGTTTTCCCACAAATTCTCCATAACTTTGTGCGCTTTTTTGATTAAGTCCACGGTTTCCGGTGGTAAACTTCTGTGTTCCAGATTATCATTTCTGATCTCCCACAGTCTGCGCCGATCCAAACCGAGCGCGAGCCCGAGACCTGCAACCGTGGGCTTTGTGTCATTGTCAGCCATAAGGGAGAAATACTCGCCGAGCCGCTTGGCGACCTGAGCAGGATCCTTCAGGTCGATTTCCGGCATTTCCATCAACTTCGCGCTGATTTGGATATACAGACGGTTGTCACCCGGCTCAAGATTGAGCGCGGCATCCGAGAGCCAGTTGTTGCGATAAGTTTTTTTGACCACAACGCCCTTTGTGGCTTCATCCTTCTCCATCATTTTCCATCCTTTCACCCGCAGGACGAGAAAAAAAAGCGCGTCCTGACGGGATTTTCTAAAATTTTCCCGCGCGATGACGCGCTCTGATGTATAATTTTGTAAATAATCGGGTTTGTAACTACCCGAAAGAGGGGCAAAAGCGGCGAAAAAGAGGCTGTTACCGGCAGAGGTGCAGCAAGTAACGACTTTGTTACAGAGAATGTTACGCCGTTTTCGGCGATTTCAGACGATTTAAGCCCGTTTTCTTTATATATATATTATTTTGTTACAAAGTAACAATAAATAATAATAATAAATAAAATAGCCTATAAAGAAATATAGAAAGGTTGTTTGTTGCGTTACACTGTTACACTTTGAGGGGTTTTCGGGACATTTCCGACGCCTTAATTATACCACATCGGGCTTGATTTGTCAAACGTCCGGTGACTAAAATACCGCACGGTGCATATAATAATAGTGACCCGACGATCTCACAGAGAGGCGTGCTAAAGACCTTTGAAATAATCAAAAAAACCTCTTGACAAGTGTGGTAAAGTGGGGTATAATATAGACAAAGATAGTAGCTTGACTATCTATCGCAGCGTTGAAGCAGGTGATGGGGTCAGTTTCCGTACATCTGTGGAGCTATGAATTAGGGTTCAAGACAGTTCCCACAGACTGACTAAGGCTTGTGCCGAAAGAAAATGTCTTAAGAAGAGATCCGGCTTGAAGCACGGGTCTCTTCTTTCTTTGTGTTTACCGGGAGGACAAACCACTGCTCGGTGCTCAACACCACCCCGACCTGCACTGTCGATTTGGCAGTCCAGCCCCCGACCTGCACTCCCGAGCTGGAGTGCGACTAATACAACTGAAGGACAATATTATGGGCTTACTATTGGATGCAGCTGCTGCATGGCATGGCTTACTGGATGTCAGTTACATATTGGACGTGGGACGAAAAAACGAAATGACTCGCATCCAAATTTCTTTCTTTGCGGATGATTTTACGCACCTCGCGGGCATGCACTATGCGAAAGATGTTGATTTTGGCATAAGACAAAACGAATATTGCGGTCAAAGGCTGCTTCCGGCATTGCTGGACAAGCGTATTGATGACAGCAAAATCGAAAAAAGTCGGAACTGGGAGAAGATATCCGGAAGGCTCAACGCTATAATTAACTTACAAAATACGCTCGAGAATGAATTCAAGATAGTTGCTTTCAACAAAAACAAAGTACGCGGAAAAAGCAAAATAGAAGCCGAGTTTGCTATAAGGAGCGAGATTTCGGGGGATACATACTTTGTTTTCCTCGACCGCGAATCAGGCAGATACTTTTGCAAATCAGCCTTTCGCAAAAGCATAACGGATTATACAGAAAACCAAACGCCTTTTACCGTATTGCAAAAGACCAAAATCTACGGTAAAACCTCGGTACTTCTCTACAAACGGGACGGATATTTTCCCGAACATACCAATTAACGGGTGAACGAAAATGTTCACCCGTTATTTTTTTATATTCCCTCGAGTGCCGCGAGCATTTTTTCGTTGTCGCGCGGCATCATGTGGGAGTACGTGTTGAGGGTCTGTTCGATGTTTTTGTGTCCGAGGCGTTTTGACACGGCTACGATCGAGATGCCCTCGGAGATCAGGAGAGACGCGCAACTGTGACGCAGATCGTGGATGCGTATGCGCGGGACGCCTGCAGCGGCGATAGCTTTGTCAAAAGCGCGGGTCACGGTTTTCTCGGCGAGCGGACGGTCACAGCCGAAAATGAACCGTGCGTCGTCCGGGCTTCCGCTGCGGTGCGAAAGTAGCGCGGACACGAGCGAGGACGGAAGGTCTACCGTGCGCACCGACGAGGTGTTCTTGGGCGTGGTGACGGCATACGCTCTGCCGTCAGTCTTGCGGGTGATTGACTTTGAGATTGAGAGAGTGCACGCGACCGGGTCGAAATCATCCCATGTGAGGGCGAAAGCCTCTCCCTTGCGGCAACCGGTGACGTAAAGTGTGCGGAAAAGCAGGGCGTATGTCGGGTCGTCTACCTTTTCGATAAAGGTCCGGAACTGCTCGCGCGTCCAGAAATGCATCTCGCGCGGAGGGTCGGTGTTGCGTGGCGGCTCTACGCGGTCAATGATGTTCACAGCCTCGCAGTACCGCGCGGCGTATTTGTAGATGGACGCAAGGAAGCCGCGCAGCCCGACGCGGTAGGAGTACGAAAGTCCCGAGGCGCCCAGTGCCTCCTGCCATGCGAAGATGTCCCGCACGGTCACCTCGTCAAAATATCTGCCGGAAAAAGCCGGGACTATGTGTTTTTCGACCTTTCCGCGCGCGGTGTAAAAGGATGATTCCTTCGTTCTGCCGCGCTTGTAGTCGTACCATGCACCCACCATGTCCTCAAAGAGGATGTGCGCCGGAGAGTTTATTTGCTCGTTGTGCTTTTTTATCTGGCTCTTTATCGACTCGAAGTAATCCTGCGCGTCGCGCTTGCGGGCGAAACCGGACTTGCGCACGTTCTTTGTGCTCCCGTCAGACTGATACTCACGGTACCTGACCGTCCATGTGTCTCCGACCTTTTCATAGGATGCCATGTTTTTTCTCCTCTCGCAAAGGGTGTCCATTAGTCGGGCACCCTTTTACTTTTTTGCATTCATATCACCGCACGATGGGGTAAGTCAAACTTACCCCATCTCGGCAAATGGAGCCGATTAGAGTGGACACCATCGTTGGAATAGAGCCCATTTATCTATGACGTTATTTTATGATCTCGCAGTCTGCCCATGAAAGCGAGCTGAGACATTTGCCCTCAAATGTGATCATGTCTCCGGTGCTGATCTCCTTAAGCGCAGCTTCCTGATCCTTGCCGAACACAGCAAATATCAGAACATATGCGCCGTCTACAGTGGTCTCAAGCGTAAGTGTCGCGCCTCTGCCAATTCCGAGCACTCCACCCGCCGAAATGTCATATACCTTTGCGGTCACGCGGTAGCGTTTGTTTTGATATTTTTCATTTGCGCGCAGTTCGTTATCCTTATATGCACGGTATATTTCATCAAAGGTGACATCCTCTACATAAGTAAGCGGCGGCAGCTTGTCAAGTGTTTCCGTTTCTTCGGCGCCACATCGCTCACAGCGATATACGACCTTTCCGGCAGTTTCGCGCGTGGGTTCGGTGCGGGAATGCTCCTTCATTGCGTGCCCGAGCGCATCCGATGTGTCTGTTTGTTTCGCTTCCCCACATATCCGACAAGTTTGTACCACTCCGCCCTTTGCGCTACAGGTCGCGGGGACAGTGGATTCAACTTGCCACTCATGCTCGGTCTTTGCGATCTTTTCGGTCTTTTTGTCATTGCAAAGCGAGCAAACCCGTGTGATTCGACCTTCTTCCTTGCATGTGGCGGGGATTTCTTCTGTGACCTCATACTCATGCTTGCAGTATGTAGCGGGATTTACAAGCGCACCTATAAACGCGATCGGTATTATCAAACCGGCACATATGGCAGTCGCAACGCCTATCTTTAAGGCTTTCTTTTTCATTGCCATGCGAATCAACCAAATTATAAACAACACGGGTGTCGCAATCACCAAAAGTGCATCCAAAATGTAGAAAATTTCGCTCATGTCATAGCTCCTTTTAACTTCAGCCTTTTATTATATGTTGATACGCCACGGCTCTGCCGATAATTTGCGTATTCATTTATAAATCTATAAATCGTCATGATAATCCGCCGTTAGAACTTTGCTCTCAATTCAACGACCTTGCCGAGTACTGTTATAGGGAGTTCTTCGACCTGACGCCATGTATAAAACATTGGGTCATATTTAGGATTTGTTGATAAGAGCATTAGCCCCTCAGGTGTTTTCTGTATCTTTTTGCAGGTGGCTTGTGCCCCGTTGATACAGACAATAGCGGTTTCGCCGTTGTCAACATCAGGTTGGGCGCGCACTATAACGATATCGCCATTTGATATTTTGGGTTCCATACTGTCACCCTTGATGCGGAGGGCGAAAAGTTCGCCGTACTTTGACGCGTCATCGTCCCACATTTCCTCGTAGTCCTCAATGTCTGTGATCGCGTCGATGGGTACACCCGCAGCAACATTCCCGAATACCGGAATGCGGCGGACGCGTCGTGTACCCGACTTGGGCGGAATTTCCGGATCGTCTGTCTCATCGCAAAGATATTCAGATGTGGTGGAAAGCAAGGCGGCGATTTTATCGATGTACTCTTGCGGCATGCTTCCTCCGTGTCGTTTAACATCATTAAGATAGTAAACTTTCCTGCCGATCGTCTCGCATACTCGCGTCAGCTTTATTCCCTGAAGCTCCGCGAGCTTTTTTATTTTGTCTACATTGACCATATTTGACCTCTTCGTTTTAGCAAAAACGCCGAAATTCCTAAATAATTAGGATTGGGGCTTGACAATCCTAATTATGTGTGGTATCATGTAGCTGTCCTAATAAAATAGGAACGAGCCGTATGACAAAGGCCCGGACGGCGCCCGCGATAATGTTAAATTGATTCTGACAAAACAATTATACCATTATTGTGGCGCGCTGTCAACAGAAAACACCGAAAAAAATAGGAAAGGAACATGAAATGCAAAAAAAAGAAGGATGCATGGTCGCCGAAAGCGAAATAAAAGCGATGCTTGAACGCAATGGTCTACCGGTGGTTTGGTTGATAAGTCGGCTGCGTGAACGCGGTATAGACACTAACTCCGATGAGATGTCAAAGATATTTCGGGGCAAGCGTGCAGGGGCTAAAGTGTCGCGCATAATCACCGAATCCCTGCTCGTGATTGCGAAATACGAGAAGTGCTTCGCGGACGGTAAAGACTCATAACCCGCCGAATCAGGCACCCAAAACATCAATCATAATAATCCACAATAATGGATGGAGGTAAAACAATGATACCACTCAAAAATCAATACACATTCCGCGAGATTATTGAATATCAAAAAGCGCCGCTTGACGAAAAGATTGCGCTGTCAGTCAAAGTACTGCGCAAAATCGGCACGATGAGCAGTCACAACATCGCACTCGCCTTCTCCGGAGGCAAGGATTCGCTCGTTTGCGCAGATCTCTGCGAGCGTTTCCTGCCTGATCTCCACTCCCGAATGCTTTGCATATTCGGGAATACTGGCGTCGAATTTCCGGAGTCGTTGAAATTTGCGCGAAAATATGGCAAAGAACACTTCGGAGACAGGTTTATCGAAACCGAATTATCGCGCCTCGCAGAGGATGAGCTACGTTACGATTTTGCTTCGAGTCTCATACAGCAGCTCGAACACGAGAACGCTCTCAGCGAGGTCCTAAAAGCCGATGGAAAACTGAAGGGACAAAAAGCACTTATCGAAGCAGCAAAGAGGCGTGGTTATGTGCTGGATCGCACAAATTGCTTTTTCCGCGGGCATCCTATGAACTTTGCATACTGCCTCGAACAGTACGGCGCGCCGCTTCTTGGCAAATCTGCTTCGAAGCTCGATGCGCACCGAATCAACATCGACTGTTTTCTCAAGTATTCCAACACAGATAGCGAAAGATCGGAACTGAAAGAATATTACGACACGCTGCGCGAGTGCAAATTTTCGCAGCACTGCTGCAAACTGCTGAAGAAAGAACCATCAGAACGTGAGCAGGCGCGGCATGATGTGGGTGTAATAGTCAAGGGTTTGATGGCAGCGGAGAGTCACACACGGATGTTGTCCATATCGACGCGCGGTCACATTTTTGCGAGCAGCCGTCCACACATTCCCGATGAGCCTTTTTATCACTGCTCGCCGATTGCCATGTGGCGTGATGAGGATGTATGGGAGTACATACACCGCTACGACGTCGAATATTCGCCACTCTATGATATCACTTACGAAGCGCAGGACGGAACAGTACGGCACATCGAACGCAACGGTTGTATGTTCTGCGGTACGGATATTCAATTCAAGGATAATCACTTGTCGGTGTTGCGTCAGACACACCCCAAGGCTTATAAGACGTGCATGGAGACCTTCGGCTACCGGGACAAGCTCAATCAACTTTTTAAACTCAAAAAGGATAAAAACATATTGTCAGCCATGACCGATTTGGGACGCACGGCGCGGATGATAGATCAGGTCGGCGACAACCCCGCAATGCTCCGAGCGAGACCGTGTGCCTATGATGACATAGGCGAGATGCTTGACCTCAAGGGCAGCGGCCTCGACGGCGAATACGATCCGGAAGAATCATAATCGATCAAAAGAAAGGAACGGAAAAATGAAATACAAAGTAGGCGATAAAGTCAGAGTAATAGGGGATCTGAAAAAAGGATGGCGCTACTACATGGCGGACAAAAAGACGTCCAACACTGCCGTGAGCGCGATGGAGAAACTCAAGGGTCAGGTAGTGACCATATCAGGAAGAAATCCCAATGGTCAATACCACGTCAAGGAATGCCCTTGCGGCATATTCGGCGAATATTGTTGGACCGACGAAATGTTTGAGCCTGTTGCGGAAACTTGCAACAAGAAAATCGTCATTACCACAGACGGCACGAAAACGCTTGCAAGACTGTATGAAGGGAACAAGGTTGTTAAGACCGCAATGGCAAAATGTTCACCGGAGGATACCTTCGACTTCGCAACGGGCGCGAGACTCGCATTTGAAAGGTTGCGAGAGTCGGAAGAAACGGAGAGAGCAAAGCCACAGCTGAAATATTACAGCGGCAAAGTCGTGTGCACCCATATAGGCACAGACGACGGCTATACAGTCGGAAAGATATACGAGTTTGTCAACGGAACAGTTGTTGATGATGACGGAGATGTGCGGTACAAATTCAATCCCGTCTTCAACATCTCTGAGCTTCAGCTCGTAAGATTCATCCCTCTCGTGGAGTAATGGAGGTAGAGCGATGGAAATGCTTGAAGTTCTCAAGGCTCTCAAGGAGTTGGGAGTCATACAGAGCGCGTCCGAGGCGGAGAAAAAGCCCGCGGAGCCTGCGTGCTACACCGCCGAAGATATCCGCCGGCGCTACGGCATCGGCATAAACGGCGCGAGGGCAGTCATACGCTCGATACGCCACGTAAACGGCGGACTGGCGCTCGGGGAAAAGGTGCTCCCATCCGAGCTGCACTACTGGGAAGAAAACCGCGGACGAGCTCCGCAGGAGGTATCGAGATGAATGAAATAACTGCCCGCGAGGTCGATTTTGCCCTTGCCATACTGCCCTACATAGGCGTCGCGCTTGTAGTCGTTTGTGCTGCCGTTGCGGTTGTGCACATTGCGCTGTCTGTCGCCGAGTTTTTCGGTGACTGCCGTAAGTATACCGCGTGGAGACTTGACGATGCGCACACCGCGCACCGCATCGACGACGGGAGACGGAAAAGATGACGATGCACCCGGCGGAGCTCAACGAGATAAACCCCTGCCGGAGCTGCTCGGAGCGCTGCGTCGGTTGCCATTCGGTGTGTGACCGTCGCCGCGAATGGCTTGAAAAATGGGCGGAGTGCCAAGACAGCGAATACAAGCAGCGCGCTGCAGACCGTGCGGACCCACACCTTGAAGACCAGCGGCTACACAAAATAAAACTAAGCAAGGAGAAAAGGCAATGAGCAACCGAAAGACCGGCACAGCGTTTGAACGCGAGCTGTGCGGGATACTTGCCACTCACGGCTTCTGGGCGCACAACTTTACGCAGTCGGCAGCCGGACAACCCGCAGATATAATAGCCGTCCGTGCGGGCGCGGCTTATCTCATAGATGCCAAGGACTGCGAGCGCGACCGCTTTGAACTGCGCCGCGTCGAAGAGAATCAGCGCCGCTCGATGGACCGTTTCGCCGCCTGCGGCAACGGCTGCGGATGGTTTGCAATACGCTTTTCGACCGGCATATACATGCTGTCACGTGATGTGCTGCGGCTCGCGGGAGACCGTGCGGTGAGCATAGGCGCGGACGACATAAAAGATTACGCGATCCCACTTGAGAAGTGGATGACCAGAGCATGAGAGGAGGGGCGCATGGAAACACTCATTTCAAATAAGATATACATACTCGACCCGACACCGGAGATCATCGAATATTGCAAATCCAAGCTTGTCATTAGCAACCCCGACTACGAAAAGAAGCGGCGCATGGGCAAGTGGCTCGGAGGAACGCCGCAGCGCCTTGTGCTCTATGAACGCGACGGAGACACGCTCGCTCTTCCCTTCGGCTGTCTGCGAGAGCTCCTGCCGCTCCTGCGCACCTCGGATATCAAGTGTGACTTCTCGGAATACCGCCGCGTAGATTATCACTGCAGCGTACCGCTTTTTGACTACCAGAAGCCCGCCGTGGACGAGCTTGTGCGCTGCAAGTTCGGCATACTCGAAAGCCCCGCAGGCAGCGGAAAAACACAGATGGGCGTCGCGCTCATTGCCCGCCTCGGATGCAAAACACTATGGCTGACACATACCGCCGACCTGCTGAAGCAAAGCATGGAACGTGCGGCTATGTATATGGATCCCGCGCTCTTCGGCACGATAACCGAAGGCAAGGTGAATATAGGCACGGGCGTGACATTTGCGACCGTTCAGACACTCGCGGCGCAGGACCTCAACCGATACAAATACGCCTTTGACGCCGTGATCGTGGACGAGTGTCACCACCTTTCCGGCACTCCGACAATGCTGCGTCAGTTCTCGGCGGTGGTGGGCGCGCTTGCCTGCCGTCACAAATACGGACTGACCGCAACGCTCCACCGCGCGGACAAGCTCGAGCGCACCGTGTGCGATTACCTCGGCGCCGTTGCGTACAGCGTACCCGCTTCGGCTGTCGCCGACCGGATCATGAACGTGACGGTGAAAGAGATCCCGACGGGCATTGACATCGGCGACGAATGCCTCGATACCGACGGCACGATAATTTACAGCCGGCTTGTGAATTTCCTTGCAGGCAACGCAGCCCGCAACCAACTTATCGCGGACGGTCTGGCGGAGAATGCGGAGCATTACAACCTCGTGCTTTCTGACCGGGTAGAACACCTCAAGACACTGCGCGACATGCTGCCTGCGGATGTGCGCCCTCTCGCAGCGGTCATTGACGGCACGATGCAATCCAAAAAAGCCAAGGCGGAGCGCGGCGAGATAATCGAGGACATGCGGCAGGGGCGCAAGCGTTACCTTTTTGCGACATATAAGCTTGCCAAAGAAGGACTTGATATCCCGCGTCTCGACCGACTTTACCTCACGACACCGCAAAAGGACTACACAACGATCGTTCAGTCGGTCGGACGTGTGGCACGCACGTTTGCGGACAAGCTGCCGCCGGTCTGCTATGACTATGTAGACGATGCGGATTACTTCCGCGGTGCGTTCAAACTCCGGTGCCGGCACTACAAAAAATGCGGCTGCAAGATCGAAAGGAGCGAACAATGACAACGTGCGGTTTTATCTGTCACGAGTGCGGGAGAACGTTTGACGAACCGGAATACAGGTTCGAGGACGAATCTCTCGCAGCTACCGAACACTGCCCAAGCTGCGGCAGCACAAACTTTACCGATGCGACATTCTGCGAGGACTGCGACACACTTACGGCATACGAGCCGGGGCGCAGCTGGCAGTTCTGCCCCGAATGCCGTGAGGCGCTTGCCGAACAATTTGAAGCACTTATTTCCCGCACATTCAGACCGCGCGAGATCAGATTTCTGAATGACCGTTACGACGGCGAATATTTCGGAAAAGAAAAAATGAAAGAAGAGGAGAAAGAAACATGGCGACTGCAAAAACACACTGGAAAAAGATCGTAAGCGACCCGAACTACATAGGAGAGGCTGACTTTGAGCCGGGCGAGGAAAAGATACTGACAATTGCCTCGGTTAATCAGGCAGAAACGATAACGACCGCCGAGGGCAAATCTCAGAAGGCTGTCGTGCACTGGGCTGAGAAACAGTATAAGCCCATGATCCTCAATGTGGCGCGCTCGAAAGCCATTGAAAAGGTGGCGAAAAGCGGTTACTTCGAGGACTGGATAGGCGTAAAGGTGCAGCTTTATATCGAGCACGGTATCAAGGCATTCGGTGACGTTGTGAGCGCCGTGCGCGTTCGTCCGTACCCGCCGAAGATAGCCAAGATCCTTTGTGACGACTGCAAGAAGGAGATCACACCTGCGAGCGGCATGTCCGCTGCCGAGATCGCGGCGTACACCAAGCAGAAATACTCGCGCACGCTTTGTGCCGCTTGTGCCGCCAAGGAAAAAGCAGCGCGTCAGGACGCCGCCGCTGCCGAAGAATCCGCGCCGAAGGACGCCGCCGACAATGGCGAGGCTTAAGTACTTCCCCGAGCGGCTGCGTGAGGCACGCGAGAAAAAAGGATGGTCGATATCGGAGCTGGCAAGGCGCTCGGGAGTATCGGCATCGAACATCGCGCGCATCGAAAGCGGCGAGGGCACGGTCGGTCCGGGGCTGTATATCGCAATGGAGCTTTGCCGCACGCTTGAGATATCAATGAAGGAGCTGACAGGCTTATGATACTGACCGAAAAAAACTATTATTCGCCCGAGGCAAACCGTGAATACTGGTCTGCGTCGTTCGTCAAGGCGATGCTCGACTGTCCGGCTCGTGCGCTTGCCGAGCTGCGCGGAGGGTACGAACGTCCAGTGACCGACGCGCTCCTCATCGGCGGATACATCGACGCATACTTCACGGGCGCGACCGTATTCGCGGAATACATCGCGTCACATCCCGAGATAATAAATTCCCGCACGGGCAAACTGAAGGCGCAGTACCTCGCAGCCGACGCCATGATAGCCCGCGCTCAGTCGGACGCGACATTCTCGGATTTCCTGCGCGGAGAGAAACAGACGATAATCACCGGCGAGATCGACGGGATACCGTTCAAATGCAAGCCCGACTTTCTGCTGCGCGGCAAACGTATCGTAGACCTCAAGACCGTCCGCAATTTTGACCCTGTGTGGCGTGACGGTGAGGGCTGGCAGGCATTCCCCGACTTCTGGCACTGGGATCTTCAGCTTGCGATATATCAAAAGCTTGTGGGCGGTCGCCTTCCCTGCTACCTTGCGTGCATTTCGAAAGAAACCCCTCCGGGGCTCAAAATAGTCGAGGTCACGCAAGACGACCTTGACGACGCCATGCGCAGACTCACCGAATCTCTCCCGCGTCTCGATGCCATGAGGAGCGGGATCATCGAACCCGACCGCTGCGGCAGGTGCGAATACTGCCGCGCAACGGATCGCATCACACGCCCGGTCACGCTCGGCGAGCTGAGGGCTGAAATATAAGGAGCAACCATGACAAACGTAATAATGATATCCGGACGCCTTTGTGCCGATCCGGAGCCCAAAGCAACACAAAACTCCACGGCAATGGCAGTGTTCCGCGTAGCCGTTGATCGCCGCTTCGGAGGCAAAGGAGCCGAAAAAAAGACCGATTTTTTCAACGGTGTCGCGTTCGGTAAGACCGCCGAATTCATAACTACCTATTTTCACAAGGGCGACGGCATCGAGCTTGTCGGCTCAATGGAAAGCGACGAGTGGACGGACAAGGACGGTCAGAAACGCATCGGATGGAAGATACATACCGACATGGCGTCATTCCCGCCTACGCGTAAATCGGAAGCGGGAAGCGCGCCTGCTTCCGATCCGGCTCCCGCGCCCATGGAGAAAATAGACGAATCCGATCTGCCGTTCTGACATGAGAGAATTCGCTTATGAGCGCGAGGCGGCGCAGGGCAAACCGACGCCCGACGGGCTTGCGGCATCCGACACGGCGGCGTATATGGCGCTGCGCGCCCTCTATGCGCAGTATGCCGCGGGGCTCATAGACCGCGAGGCAGCGCAAGCGGAAAAAGCGGAGATATTGAAATCCTTTGTGGCACTGCGGTCGCGTGAGGAATTCATTTCGAGGGAGGCAGAGACGCTGCAGCAGCGCATAGGAGAGGCGAGCGACGCATACCGCCGAGAACCAACACTCCACAATGCAGACCGCCTTTACGCGGCGTTCTGGGGGCTCCCGGAGGGGTGGCGCAATGGGACTGAATAATATCGAATTGCGTGCCGTGGCGGGAGAGATAAAGAAGCTTGTGCCGTTCCGCGAGGCTGCGGAGCGGTACGGGCTCGAATTCGACCGTTCGGGCTTCTGCCGCTGCCCGTTCCACAACGAACGCACGGCTTCCTTCCGCGCCTATCCCGACTCCGGACATTGCTTCGGCTGCGGTTGGGACGGTGACATCTTCGACCTTGTGGGCGGTCTCTTGGGGATCTCTTTCCGCGATTCGGTGTCACGTGTAAACGACGATCTCGGGCTCGGATATCCGACAGACCGCCGCGCAACATTGCGCGAGCGTGCCGAGCTTTCAGCCCGCGCCCGAGCCCTTGTCAAGGCGCGCGAGGCGGAGAAAGCAAAAGAGGAAGCCGACTTCCGAGATATGCTCGAATACCATCGCGTGACTGCAATTCTCGCACAAACCCCACCCGGAAGCCCGGAATACATAGAAGCCCTTGTGCGCTGTGACAGTGCCGCATACCTTGCCGCGTGCGCCGAGGAACGAGACTATCAAAGGAGGTGCAGACATCCGTGACCGAAACAAAAACGCCCGCCGTGCCTACGGGCGAGGAAATAATGAAATACGACCGCGCAGCCCTTGTCGGCTCGGTGATAAGCGTGTTCGACGCGCCCGAGCCCGAGCGTTCCGGGCTGCTTGCGTATGTGCGCGTCCGTGCCGTCGATCTTGCCATAGATAAGCAGGTCGAAAAGCTGATAAACGACTATGCGCGCCAAGCGGGTGACATAGAGCACTCAGAGCGACGTGACGCAGCACAGCAGCGGAACGACATGAACCTGCAGCTCGACTATAAAGGCTCTGTTGCCTGCACCATCGGCAATTTTTACGCCATAATGACGCATGACAGCCGGTACGCCGGCGTGAAGTTCAATATGGTCTCAAACCGCCCCGAGGTGCACACTCCGGACGGCTCGGTGCTGCTCTGGACAGATACCGACGACGCCCTCTCACGCGCCTACATAGAAAGCAAATGGCATATCCATTCGAAGGACAAACACCGCGACGCTTTCCTCATGCTCCTGCGCGAGCGGGAGTACAACCCTGTGCGCGACATGATAGACGCGCTCGTGTGGGACGGCACCCCGCGTATCGGACAATTCCTCACAGTGTGGGGCAAGGCGGAGGATACGGCGTACACCCGCGAGGTGTCGCGCCTGATCTTTGCGGGCGGAATCAACCGCGCATATAATCCCGGCTGCAAGTTCGACGACGTGCCGGTACTTGTGGGCGCTCAGGGTGCCGGCAAATCAACACTTGTGCGTTGGCTGGCGATGAATGAATCCTTCTATGCAGACCTTTCGGAGTTCGAGGGCAAAGAGGCGATAGAACAGCTTGACGGCGTGTGGATAGGCGAGATAGGCGAATTGCTTGCAATGACACGCCTCAAGGATCAGGAAGCCGCCAAGGACTATATCACGCGTCAGAAGGACCGTATACGCCGTCCATGGGGCGAGCGCATCGAGGAACTGCCGCGTAAGTCGGTGTTCATCGGAACAACGAACAATTCGCAATTCCTGCGAGACATGACAGGCGGCAGACGGTACTACCCCGTCACCCTCCACATGAACGGCTACGAGCTGCACCGTGGTGAGGCGGAGTGCCGCCGGTATATCGCGCAGTGCTGGGCAGAGGCGAAGGCACTGTACGACCGTCATGCCCTCCCGCCATACGCCGACGAAAAGCTTGTGGCTGACATCGCAGCCAAACAAAATGACGCCATGGAGGACGACTGGCGCATCGGTGCCATAGGAGCGTATCTCGAAACACGTCATCCGGGTGACGCGGTCTGTGCGCGGGAGATAATGCACATGGCGCTCTCGCCCGACCCCGACCGCCCGCAGGATCCCACAAAGCGTGACGTGCTCGAGATAGGACAGATAATGACACGTGACTTCCCCGCGTGGGAGCGCATCGGGATCGTCCGCACAAGTCGCTACGGCGTGCAGCGCTGCTGGCGCAAAAAAACCGAAAAGGTGGATTTTTTATAATGAAAGAATTGTTTGTGGACAATTTCGCCGGCGGCGGCGGAGCAAGTACCGGCATTGAAGCGGCGATCGGGCGCAGCGTGGATATCGCAATCAACCACGACCCGGATGCAATAGCGATGCACAAAGCAAATCACCCCGCCTCAAAACATTATTGTGAGGACGTCTGGCAGGTCGATCCGGTTGAAGCCTGCGGCGGAAACCGCGTTGCGCTGGCATGGTTTTCTCCGGATTGTACGCATTTCAGCCGCGCCAAAGGCGGCAAGCCTGTCGACAAGAATATCCGAGGGCTTGCATGGGTTACGGTAAAGTGGGCGCTTCTCGTGCGACCGCGCGTCATCATGCTCGAAAACGTCCCGGAAATACAGACATGGGGACCGCTCGGCTCTGATGGCAAGCCTGACAAAACCCGCGTGGGAGAGACCTTTGACGGCTTCATTTGTGCGCTTACGACCGGTATGCCTCCGACACATCCCGCCTTTGAGGAAATGTGCTCTGCACTGGGCATCGACAGTGACTCTCCGGAAGCCGTGAGAATATCCGCCGGGCTCGGATATGACCTTGAATACCGTGTACTGCGTTCCTGCGACTACGGTGCGCCGACAACACGGACGCGCTTTTATCTGATCGCGCGGTCGGATGGTCGTCCTATCGTATGGGCGGAGCCGACACATGCGCCCAAAGACAGCGCTGACGTCAAAGCCGGACGCAAGTTGCCATACCATACCGCCGCCGAATGTATCGACTGGTCGATACCCGCGCAAAGCATATTCGAACGCGACAAACCACTTGCGGAAAACACGATGCGGAGGATCGCACGAGGTATTCAGAAATTCGTGATCGAGAATCCCGAACCGTTTATTGTGCCGATTGGTTATGGCGAGCGGGACGGACAGACGCCGCGAGTAAACAGCATCGACCGACCGCTCGGAACGGTCGTGACAAGCGGAAAGCACTACCTCGTCGCCCCGACGCTGATCCAGTACCACAGCGAAACCAACACGGACGAAGTGCGCGGGCAAGAACTGAGCGAACCACTCATGACGGTAGATACATCTCCGCGCTACGCCCTTTCGGTCGCACATATCATGAAGAATTATGCCGGAGGGTATACCGGCGCCGGAAGCCCCGCGGATGCCCCTCTCGGCACGGTTACAGCCAAAGACCACAACTCCCTTGTAACTGCTCATATCATGACCATGCGCAACCATATGGACGGTCAGCCGGCTGACGAGCCGTTGACGACTGTTTCCTGCAGCGGAGCGCACCACGCCGAGGTACAAGCTTTCCTCGTGAAATACTTCTCCACAGGCGCCGCAAAATCGGTCAATGAACCGCTTGACACGGTGACAACCAAAGATCGCTTTGCGCTGGTGACTGTTCACGGCGAGGAATACATAATCGCAGATATAAAGATGCGTATGCTGCAGCCGCGCGAGCTCTTCAATGCGCAGGGGTTTCCGCATGACTACATTATAGACCATGACGCAGATGGGCACCCATACCCGAAATCCAAACAGGTCGCACGATGCGGCAACGCCGTGACGCCGCCGGTTCCTGCGGCGCTTGTGCGTGTCAATCTGCCCGAATATTGCAAACAAAAGGAGATATCACAATGACCACATTTTACACATCCTACGTAAACCACATCCTGCGCTTTTACACGCGCATCCCCGAAGGCGCCGAGCCCCGCTGCCGGACAGAAGCCGACCGCCTTAATTACGAGGCGGCGCATAAGGTATTTGCCACCCTCGAAGAACCCGAGTGCGTCGCTCTGCGCGCCATATTCGGCGCACAGCCCGACCGTGAGGCGGGACATGCGCGTCAGCTGACCGACGACATCATCGCCGGAGCCGTTCGCAAGAGCGGGCTGTCCGCAGGCGCGATATACGCTCTCGCTTCGCGCACGACTGCAAAGATCGCCAGGGAACGGGGGCTGATATGATGATAAACAATGCAGAAGAAAACAGATGCACATTCCCGGGCGGTATAACCTATCGCCCGGATGGAAAAAACGAACTTGACCCATGCCAATATGAGGTAATAGAAAAGCACCGCAACGTAACTGTTGAGGTGCTGAGATGTAAAAAATGCGGTCATGTAGAGATTGCATGGACGCGACAGGAAGATACAGAGGACATCGAAGATGAAGATTATACTTGACGAGGGCGCAAAGATGCCCACACGCGCACACGCTGACGATGCAGGGCTTGACCTGTACTCGCGGGAGTACAGAATAATATATCCGCACTCGTCAGCGACGTTCGACACCGGCGTACACGTTGAAATCCCGCGCGGGTATGTTGGGATGATAAAAAGCAAGAGCGGACTCAATGTCAAGCACGGCTTGACGAGCGAAGGCGTTGCGGACTGCGGCTACACGGGAAGCATACGAGTCAAGCTATACAACCACAGTTCCGAGGCATACACCATTGCCGCCGGGGACAAAATAAGCCAGCTTGTAATAATGCCGATTATCACGCCAGAGCTTGAGCTTGTAAAGGACTTCGGCACGGAGACCGAGCGCGGCGACAATGGATTTGGCAGCACCGGAAGATAAAAAACAAGGAGAAATAAAAATGAAAGGTTACAAAGCATTTGAGAAAGGCATGATATGTCGAGGAAAGCAGTACGCCGAGAACACGGTTTTTGAAGAAGAATCTGCTAAGATTTGCGAGAGTGGGATGCACTTTTGCAAGAATCCGCTTGATGTGCTGGATTATTATCCGTTGGTGGACGAAAACGGAAACATGAGCGAATTTGCGGAAGTGGAAGCACTTGACGGAGCAAAAACGGATGATGGCGAAAAATATTGCACAAAAAAGCTGAAAATCGGTGCAAAAATTAGTTTCCCGGCGTTGGTGCAAGCAAGTCTTGATTGTGAATTTGAAAAGACAACACAGAGCAAAACAAAAAAGCACGATAAAGACAATGCGAAAATAAGCAGTCGCGGAGACTTTGCGCAGATAGGCTCAAGCGGAGACTGGGCGCAGATAGGCTCAAGCGGAGACTTTGCGCAGATAGGCTCAAGCGGAGACTTTGCGCAGATAGGCTCAAGCGGAGACTGTGCGCGGATAAAGTCAACAGGAAAAAACTCCGTGATATGTTGCGCGGGACATGGTTGTTGCGCAAGTGCAAAAATCGGGAGCTGGATAACGCTCGCCGAATGGGGAAAAGATGAATCGGGAGAATATAAGCCCCTGTGCGTCAAAACCGAATACGTTGACGGTGAAAGAATCAAAGAGGACACGCTATACAAACTCGAAAACGGCAAATTTGTGGAGGTAAAATAATGATTAAATATGAAAACGATTGCGTCGGAGCTTGTGAACCCTGCATCGGGTGCAAATACAAAAAGCCCCAGCCGCATTTTTACTGCGACTGTTGCAAGGAAGAGATAGACGGCACGGTGTACGAATACGACGGCTACGACCTGTGCCGCGAGTGCCTGCTTGACGCTGTGCCGAAGAATGAGACAGCAGACGAGCTTGAAGAAAGGATGGCGAGGAGATAATGCCAAAATACATAAACGCAGATGAAATGCTCTCGGACGAGAGCGAAGCATACATGAGAGCGCAGACCAAAGTCACCGATGACGCAACATACCTTGTGAACCACGTCGTCCACATAAAATTGCAACATCTGTTGCGCGACGCTCCCGCCGCCGATGTGCATGAGGTTGTACGGTGCAAAGACTGTAAGTTTTATACTTCCGCAACGGAGTATTGCGGAGTGATGGGATTTTGCGCACCTTGCGAGTTTTGCAGCAGAGGGGAGAGGAAAAAATAAAATGGGATTTACCTTGACAGCAACCAACAGCAAATATAGTTTCGACGGCGGTTATGGTAGTTTTGCGCTTTTGCGGCAAAACATCGCTAACGCGTGGGACAAAGAGTTTGGAGAACACTATGCAACCCTGCGGGTGTGTTTTCGAGAAAGCGACTATGATGCCTTTGACAAGGAAACAGAACGAATACTGTCACAGGGAAGATTTGCAGATGGTGGTGAGAAGTCAGACGATCAAGATATAGTCGAATTTCTGTTTGCGAGTGATTGCGCCGGTTCGATTTCACATAAGACTTGCAAGAAGATTTATGACATCATCAAAGACATTGATTTTCACGGAAAAAAATTCACCTATATAGCGTACTCGGACGGAAAAGACTATGAACGCCTGAAGAGCTTTTTGCTTGACTGCTACAAGCGGCGAGTAAAGGCAGAATGGAACTGAAAGGAGTAGAAAATGAGAGAGATTTTATTCTGTTCAAAAGAATATAATTGCTCAGTGAAGGAAAACAATAAGATATAACAATACCTTGATTTAAAAAAATGTCGATTGCTATTGAATAAGGAGGAAACATATGCTATAATGATGAAAAATAAGAAAGCGGTTTTTTTAAACATGAACAACTCAAACGCTTGGATATCACTTGCGTGCGTTGGCTTAAATGCCGACAATCCATATTCAACATTTTGTGAATATATCAAATATTGCATTTATACTTCCGGTTGTCAGCAGATGACAATCCCACAGATTCATGATACGGTAAATATGGAATTCGGCATAGATTTGCCCATTCATATTCTAGAAAGTTGTCTAAAAATAATTATTCGCAATGGCGAAGCCACATCGAACAACTATATGATCAAATACAATGGTGAGTACGATGCATCCGCCTTCGAAAAAACACGAAACGAATTTCGAAAAACCGAGCACGAAATAGTTACTGGTCTAATTTCTTTCGCTGCCCGACATGGTATCGATTTTGATTTTGACACTGCTCGAGCTGAGATAACAAATATCCTTGACAAAGACGACTTATCATACAATATATTTGCAAATAATGGCGACGCAACAAACATTGAATTTCCAAGTGAAACATATGAAACTAACGATGAAATCGAATGCTCCGAAACTGAAGCTTCAGAGTGTCCCGGTCCTCTGTTCACGGTTCGATATGTTGTCGCTAAATATATCCAAGAAATACTTTATAACAAAAGTGATAGCTTGCATAAAGAATATCTTATCAAAATTTGCACAGGACTCATGGTATGCGCTGGCATATATCAGTTTTCACACAAAGACTCAGCAGATAAGCGTCCTGGAATTAAAGGCACTGAATTTTTCTTTGATACCCGATTGTTATTAAGATTGCTCGGGTGTGGCAAGAGCGTTGCCGTCAAAGCGACAACGGAATTGGTAGATTTGATTCAGTCAAGTGGGGGTAGAGTTTATTATTATTCTCATACAAAGGACGAAGTTGACAATGCATTTAAAAAAGCCGTTGGCGAAATACGAAGCGGCGGAATACCGTCGGATGACGAAATGCGTGTCTTGGCATGCTCAATTAATAATGACATCACTGTAATGTCGCTAAAAAAAACAACATTTGAAGATGAACTGCGAAAAAAAGGGATTTATGAAAAAAAGGAAGGTACATATACCGATATCGAGCGAATTAAATTCGGATTCAATCTTGACTCGCTTAAAAAGTATATGTATGAAAAGTTGGAATGGCATAATGCCACAATAGATAATGATGCGCTTTCTGTTTGGGAAACGCACATAAAACGCAAAAATAATTATAGCGAATACTGCGGAGGAAGGAACAAACTTCCGGTGTTTGTTACCAACAACGTATTACTTCCGAAAATAACGCTTGCATTCAAAACTGACGGCACCGCAGGTTCTGAAAATTTGCAATGGGATACAAACAGATTGCCCGTCATAACAGATACTCGCCTTATGTGTCGCATATGGTCACCAGCCAGTCAAGCCGATAAATTACCCAGGTTGTGTTTATGCGCGAATGTGATGGGCGCACTACGCCCGACAAAAAAATATATAAACTCTCTTAAAAGTAAAGTAGAACTGCTGAAATCAAACGGCATAGGCGCTGAAATAGATTTACCGGTATTTTTCAATGACAAATTCGAAGAAGTCGTATTTAACACAGTGTCTAATATCAATGCAGACATCAGCGTAGATGAAGTGGCTGGATCCATAGACGAGTTAAAAGATATGCTCATCGGTGATGCTAAGAAGAAGGCAACGGACGCGGAGGAAGAACTGAAAAAAGTTAAATGCGCAAACGATACAATGAAAGAAGGCATTATATCCGCCGCTGTCAGCCAACTGAAAGAACCCAGCATTTGGTTGAAACTCACACTGTACTCTCCATCCATAGCTTTTGGTGCATTGGCCGTCCTGCTTGCAATTTTAAATGTCATCTCCGGCAAGTGGGGAGCCGGCATAGCCGCCGCTACTTCTGCGGCGCTATCAATTGCTGGATTAATTTTACCCAAACGCTTAACAAAATATATGAGCGAAGCGGTTTATCCAAAAATCAAAAAAAGATATATTATGAATATAAAGAAATCACTCCGTGAAAGCGAACGGCCCTACGAAGAGGAGATTGTCGAGCGCGCAATCAGCGAAAGCGAATGGATAAAAAAAGTCAAAAATGCATATGGCATAAAAGAATCCACGGGGGAAAATGCGCCGCATTAA